TTTGACTTCAGACTTTTCGCCTTTTTTCTTTGAGCGTAATTTCTTAAAGTCAGCTGCATCAATGTCACCATCATCATCGTGATCTAGTTTATGCTGATCACCTTTTAGAGCTTCGTTAGCATCTTTCTTTGGAATTTCAAAAGGTGCTTTAGGCAGAGTTACTGCTGCTTTACCCTTTTCGGATGACGCTGATGCTTTAGCAAGTTTCTTTGCTAAAGCTGCTTTTGCTGATTCCTGGACCTGTTGCAGAGCTTGGCCCATATTTTTAATGTCTTGTGTTTTCATTTTAGTTTCCTTTACATCCACATTTGGGCTGCGATTGCTCCAGATACAGCCACAATGGCGACCCAGAATAGTTTATTAATTAATCCAACAGTGTGAGCATTATCTCTCACCTGATCTTCTATACTATCAAGCTTCTTACTGAAGTGGTTCATACGTTCCCACCCACTATCTTGCGCCTGTTTAATACCAGCAATTTTTTCTTCAGCTCGGGCCAATGCAATCATTGCCTCAGTAAGAGCGTCAAGTTTCTCCTCAATTCTATCTAGGCGTGCATTAGTTGTCATATTTAATTCCGTTGTAATTTCGAGTGAAGGTTTCATGAAACTTCCGTTATAGTTAGATCATGATCTATTATAGCTAATGCGTTTTTAACGCTTAACCATTTTTCGTAAAATGTTTCATTTTCCCAACCATATCTCTGAATGACATATGTGCCATCACTTGACAATGCGGAATCACGAACTGTACACAACATAGTATCATTATTCTTGTGTAATGCAACTGCGTCGTCTGGGCTATCACAAAAACTATAAAATTCATTTACTGAGGAGTGAACCCTAGTCGGATTTGCTGTGTTCACTACCTTGTATTCTTTTATGTATGCCATATCAACAGTTCCATCTACGCCTTGCTTGACGTAATCTACTATCAGGATCTTTGGCCGCAGCTGGAAACTTTTTCATTTGTCCTGCGCTGCGGGCGCAATAAGATTTACGTCTATTTGCGGATTTGGAGCCTTTCTTTAATTTGCTAGGTTTAGTAGTCACGGCAGTTTTTAAGTTACCACCGGTTCTTCTATTCTCAGCATCGACTCCTTTTTGAGTCATACCCGCGCCTTTGTCAGTTGCACGAAAATGTCCCTTTGAGTCTTTTTCAAAGAAGGTTTTAAATCTATCCACCGAACTCGTGCCCTGCAACTCGTTTCATTTGCTTATTAAACTCAGCCTGATCAGGCTTGCTCTTATATAATTTTATAGAAATCTCAGGACGTTCTTTTCCTTTGATTCTCCAATTGTAACCATCAGCCTTATGTTCAGCACTTGTAGTCTTCACAACTCTGCGTTTATATCCAGCTTCCCAAGACTCTGATTTTTTTTCTGTTACTTCATCTTCAGCAGTATCGCATTCACCACAACATTCTGGGGTTCCGCAGTTAGGGTGATCTTTTTTTAAATCTGGAGCGTAAGCAGCATGCGTATCGGCGTGCTGCTCTAAACCCCATATTTGCATAAGATGTTCACGCGTAGTTGTCATTAACTTCTTCCGAATAATCTGTTTTTGTCTATCTTGTCCATAGCTTTAGATACACCTTTTACTCTTTGTCTGGCTCCAACTACATCGCCTTTAGATGCTTTTCTTGCAGCGTCATCAGCAGCTTTACGNACNTATTGGCCCATCTTATTATTTGAAATTTCGCTAACATTGCCTTCTTTTGCAGGTACTTTAGCTTTACCAGTTAATTTATCAACAGCAGTAGATGTACCCTTGTTGCGATTAACAAATGTCTTAATACCCTTTTTAGCTTGATTACTTCCAGCTTTAGCAATATCACGATCAGGCGAGCGAGAGTCAGTGTATCCACGCTCAGTACTTTTTGCAGCATCTGCTGTACTTACTTGCGCTTTTTTAATATAACGGCTGGCCATACCTTTTGAGATCTCGGCAAATGTTTTAATGCCTTCGTTCTGACGTTTTAGTACGGCTTTAACTTGAGGATGATCTGACAAACCTTTCGAAAGTTTATTAATCACCTTCGTTGCGCCTGTCATATTTCCGCCCTTGTACCTAGGATCAGATGCAATGCCGACTGCCTGCTTAACATGCTTTGGATTATGAGCTTCTTTTTTGGGCATACGTGCTGCAAGATCAGCTGTTGATACACTTTTCTTTCCAGCTTNACGTTCTTTTTCTTGGCGTTTCTTTGCCATTGCAGTGNCCTTTTGGACATCAGCAATTGTTAGCTCGTTAACATCTTCTTTACGAGACTTACATTTAGACTGTTCAGTCGTACACTGTGATGCTTTAAGTTGAGCATTATCATTTGGACATGTACAATTAGGATCAGGATTACCTTTTTCACAGCCGCAATCTTTACAATACATGGTAGCTTCGGTCTGCTCTTCCATATCATCTTGACGTGGTTTTGTTGCCTTAGCTTCTCTAGCCAAGGCAGACTTAAGCCATTCAAGAGTTTTTTCCTGCTTAATAACTTCTNTATCAACAGGGACCATACGTGTACCCTTTTTACCATCAGGTTTTGTGTANATCTCTGCTTTTTTGTCTGCAGAATTAATATTCTCTAAAAGTTCTGTAAAAGTTTTCATGCTAGATCCTTATCGTGGTTAAGACCACCTTTTTTCTTTTTAACAATAAATGCATTAACCCGTGCATGTCCCCACTGAGATGGCGTGGTGCCAGGTCTGTGACCGGTTTTCCATGCAGCAACGCCGCGGTTATATACTTTGCGAAGTGTAGCCGTCGAAATTCCAGACTTTTTAGATTTATCTGCAAACGAAGTGCCTGCCTTGTCTTCACTAATATACTGTTTAAAGTTAATCATTTCGTGGCCTTATTTTTTACTTTAGTGTCTAATGTTCTTGCCTTGTCCATCATACTATCATGGCGTTTAGCATCAGATTTTTTTTCTCTATCAATCTTAGCTTTTGCCATATCTGCAGCCGTGGGATTCGATTCTTCGCCATACATATTTTTAAACTTCTTAGTCCACGTAGACGTTTTAGTTTTACCCTTTGCATCACCAGGAGCTGGCTTATAAGCACTAGAATCGTTATCTGCCTTTTGGCCATGTTTCTTAAAGTGACGATCTCTTGCTACCTTTGTAGCCTTTTTTAAACCTTTATGATACGCCTTAGGTTGTGATCCTTCACGGTCCTTAATATCAGAATCTTGAGGTGTGCTCTCATTCTGTCCAGGTGTGGTCTTTTTCATATATTTTACTGAAGCATCGGTACCATAATCATACTTTGCTTCTTCTACAATCTTCTCAACAGCATCTAACCACTGTCTTGTAGTCTTATCAGAAGTTTCTACAATTACGTAGTTTGATCCGATGAGTGTGATTTTACCAACCTCAGATGTTTTCTTAACAATAACTTGTTCTCCAAGTTCAAAAAGCTCACCTTTAACAAAAGCTTCTCTAGTTTCTGATACTGTCTTGAGTTGGACGTGTCTTTTAAATTCTTGCTCTTCTTTTAATCCCATACCATTTCGTACAGCATTGAACATTTTCTTTGCATCAGGATTTGATATAGCTTTAGACAATCCTTGAGAGAAAGTAGTAAAGTCGTTGCTTTGCGCATAGCCTCTTTGTTTGGTGCCAGATGCACCTTCAGCGCCTTTGCCGTCAGGATCTCTCTGTCCTGCACTAACTATCTTAACACCGCCATCAAAGTTATAAAAACCATGANNGCCTTTTTTACCATTGTAATTATTTAAACGTAGATCGTATTCTTTTACACGATCTGAACCGGCAACCATGATAACTTTTTTAAATCCGGCATCGTACATCGCAGATAGTGCATGAAAAGGAGTTATAACCTTTTTATCGATAATAATAGATCTTGCATGCCTAGGAAACATCTTACGAGCAAACTTTACTTTGTCTGAATATCTAAGAGGATTATCTTTTTTATCATTAGATTGTGACAAATATATACGATAAGGTGCTCGACTAGCAACCGCTGCGAGCTTATCTAATAGCTTACCATGTCCAATAGTAGGAGGATTCATTCGGCCAAAGACCAAATAACCAATTTTTTCTTCTTCTACTAAATATTCACTAAACCTATTGATCATTTACCATGAGCTCTCTGTCTTACCTGTGGCATAATTTTACGTGTAAGTCTGTTTACCCTTGGCTTCATTTTATCAATTCTTTTCTCAAGCTCACGTTTTTTAGCCGGCGTAAGATCTGAGCGAGGTATACCTTTTGTCAACTTTTTATATATCATATCCCTAGCCTGCTTCCGTGCACGCTTCTTAATGCGTTCAGGGTTAGCAACGCGTTTTGCCATGCGCTTTCTAGCTATAGCTAATTTGTTTTTATTTTTTCGCATATCACGAGAACGTTTCATTCGTGACTGCATTGACAATGCTTCATCCGTAGATTCTTCTTCTACAGCCGTTTCTTCGTACATATGCTTACGACGCTTCATAGCACGGTACTTTAGGTACTCGTCTTCTCCTGATTCAACAGGTGTAATCATTAGCTCTTTAAAACTATACATCAATTTCTTCCCGGTTTATCCCATCCCTTTAATATATCCTTGCTAAAGTTGTTGTACGAAAATTCCATCCGATCAACAATCTTAACAGCATCACCACCAAGTTTATCAATTGCAACGTAACCTTCTTCTCCAGTTACCTTGTATCCATTTTGTGTTTTTACGAAGGTCTTTATCTTCGCAAGCTTGTTTAGTATATTTATAAGTTTTAATTTCGCTAAAACCATTACTTTTTGAAGTTCAAACATTTGTTCTAAACTTTTTCTATTCTGTGTACTAAAAAATACTAATATTGCGTCTAACTTTTTTTGCTGGGCGTCTTTACCTTTTTCGGTTTTGCGCTTATCGATTTCTTTTTGATAACGCTGTCCGATCCACTTAATGAGGCCAGATACATGTCCTCGTGTATTTCCAATGACTGTACCTGATCTAACAAAGGAGTTGTTGTATGTCTCAATGAGGCTCGATAGCTCTTTGTTGGCTTCGAGTTGTTTGAGCGTTGTTCCTGAGATCTTGTTAAAGATTTTACCAGCTTGCGATAGATATTCATTCACTTCTTCCGTTTCACGTTTTGTCATAGTTACATTGGTTAAATCCCTGAGCATTGCGTCTTGCGACCACACAGCTCTGGTTGACTTAAACTTGGAGACTTGTACTCCGTACGAAGCTCGCATAGTACTGAAGGTGTTACCCTTATAGGTTGTATGCCAGACGATTCCAATTTTAGATTTCTTAATAGATGCAGCTCCAGCCGAGCTGCTTGGCACCGCATAGACGATAGTATTAGGATGAAATGTAACATATGACTCTCCGTCGATTTTTTGTGTTTTTACATCGCCTGGTCCATACAAAAAATCACCTTGAACTACACCTTTAATACCTAAAGCTGGTAATTCTTTTAATGCTACCTTAAGTTTATCAGCAAGATCTCCCTTTGTATCAGCATCAACATCNNCTGGAGTCTTGTAGACTTTAGGATTCTTATTAAAGATACCTTTCTTTGCTACAAAAAACTTTCCATCGCTGGGATCTATGCCGGCAAATATAGCAGGAGCTCCATCCCATTTAACTGATACGCTACCGTTATGTTCACCTTTAAGCATATCTCTTAAAGAACGTAAGGCCATGATAGCCTCTCGTGTTCCTTTTACACCACCGTATATAACCTTATCTTCGATATGGGTCATATGTGTATTTTTGTTTTCGGTTATGTGTGTTTTAAAATTTTCCATATGACCCTTATACCATGTTTCTTATCGGATGTACACAGTTATTCTAATAAAGTTGCAACTAAATGCACTCGGTTTTCTTCTCCACCATTAAAAAAGTTATGGTAAACCGTATTATCAGTAATGAATACAGTACCATCTGCACGCATATAATATGCTCCATCTTCAATAATCATTCTACAACCTTTGTTTGTAACAAGCGGAATATGAATCCTGCGTTCAGGATCTCTGTGCCATGATAGGCATGATCTTGGTGGCTTCATTAGAAATCTAAGTCTACCTATATCCCACTTTAAACTTAACAAACTAAATACTTCTTCAGTATATGTGCCCTCAAATTCTGGACAAATTTCTGTATATGCAGCTTCATCTACGTATGGTAGACGTTCTTCTTCTTTGTCTTCGTCAGTTGGATAAGTCCAATACTTACCTCTGACATTTCCACCAGTGACCGAGTTAGGATCACCAGGTATTCTATTGACGCATACGGCATTGAAATCAATATTGCGAGCGTCGTCTGTTGCGTGTTCATTTTCTTTTGTAAATCTAATATAATCCATATATAGAAGATCGACATCTATATTTAAATCATGTTCCTCGATGGGATCATGCTCACTTATCCATTTCACTATCTTATCCTTATGCTTGCTCAGCTTTTACATATGCTGAGGAATCGTTTGTTTTCGCAGCCATAACATTCACTACTTCAGATGTGAATGCGTCTCTTTGTGTTTGACTAGCACTCATAATAGCTGCACCTATATGAGCTGCCGCAAGTAATGTATGAACAAAACCTGCATTTTTTTGTTTCATTTCAGATTCGAATTGTAATCTGTCAGTTTTAGGATGAATTTTTTTGACAAGATTAAAGAAGTCTGTTACTAATTTTTCAGGAGGTCTATTACTAACTAGTAATTTTGCCTGTGTTACAAGCTCTTTGTTTGTTGGTAAAATCTTTTTTAAATGTATACCAGAAGAATACATTAATTGGCCATAACCAGTTCTACCTGCTCTAGCACCTGTACCTTTTAGTTCAAAGTTTAATGCACCAAATACACTGGGAGATCTGACTTCAGCCTTTTTATTATTGTCATAAATGAAAAAACCGTATTTAGACGACCAAATGCTTTTACCTGCTGCTGTTTCTAATGTGAATCTAGAAAACTTATGAGTGTCTAATATTGAGTCTTCAATATTGTAATCACCCAATTTTACTCTTTTATTTTTTCCAACCTTTTTAAGTGAAATACCAACTATAGTCTTATTTTGAAAATGCTTTAATATTAATATATTTAGCTCAGCTAATGTTTTAGCCTTTGCAAATAGGGCTTTAGGATCTATTCCTCTTTTTACTGCCCAGATATCACCTGGATTCCACTTATCACTATTAAGGCTCGGTTTACTTTCTAATTTTCTTACTCTATCTTTTGCTTTATAAATTGCTTCCATGACAGAATCACCTCTATGAAGAGTATGATTTTTTGTTACATATTTTTTCTTAATTAAAGCTTGAGCTATTTGATATGCAGATGCATGCCAATCGCCATCAATATTAACATATGTCTCAAATGCTTCACTTACGTTGACTTTACCCTGATACTTTTTAAGAGTTTCATAAGTAAAATGGGAAAATTCGTTTCGTGTTCCTTCTCCTAATATTGCAACAATATATAAACAATGTAATGATTCAAACCTTGCCGTGTCTCCTGTAGCACCGCCACCTGCTCCTTGGCCGCCAAATAATGGAGATTTGCCAATCATATTAGATTGGATAGTACTACCGTTTTTTAAATCTAAACTAACCGACACAGCACTATTGTCAGCTATATAGTCCTTCATTGCCTTAATGTTTCTAGAAGTATTAGCAATAAATACGTCTTTCCCGTCAATATCGCTTACGGGATCTCCTGCCTTTATTGCGTTAATAAAGACTTCAACTCTTTCTTGATTAGATCCACGCACAGGTTTATTCCACTCTGCACGAGCCATTTTAGCAAACGTAGCCATGTCTTCTCCATAAAAACTTATCTCTATTTATATAAAAAGAAAGCAGCCGAAGCTGCTTAAGTTGGGGAGAAAAAGGTGCCAGTGAGATGCCATGACTGTCCATGAGTCCACTCACTAGCTCGGCGGGCGTCCCCGAGAACCTAGTCACGTCTTTCATAAATGTATGCATCGACTCTGTCGGCATACTTGAGAGGTAGTGACTGGTTGTACCGGCGAACGCCTCGCCGATGACCACGCGCTTGAAGTTTGATATAGTACCGCTGGTACTTACCATCCTCTTTCAACATTCTGTTGCACTTAGATACAAAGGATCTAAGATCAGCAATTTGAGGATCTTGACGATCACTAAAAGTTGCTATATACGAATCAGATGTCCGGGTCGTGTACATTACGCTGCCTCCTGCATGTTGCATTCGGCCTGCATTTCTTGCTCAATGCGAGCTTCATTTATCATAAGGTCTGTGATAATCATATCCAACTCAATTTGAATGTCGTGTCGTGACATGCCAAATGTGTTTGAGCGACGAAGCAAACTGGATAGTTTGTTCTTCATTGTGATTGTATCTTGAATGTCATTTACTATAAGCATTTTTTGATCTCCTTATCATGTAACCATACTACCACAGTTGGATGGTAATGTACATAAAAAAATGCGGCGTTAACCGCATTAATTTAAAGTGTGTTATTTATATTACAATAGTTCGTTTGGATTGTTTTTGTAAATTTTAATAAGTTGTGAAAGTGTTAGATTAAAAAAGATAGTGGTTTGAGGGTTATGAGGAGGGAAGATTAGAAAATCGGTAGTAGATGGAAGTTTAAGTGATTTGATATATTTAATGATTTGAGGAATAGTATCGAAAGATAGAGGTTGATTGTAGTTAGATGGGTTAATAAGTGTATAGGTCATATATTTTTCCTTTTTGACTGATATAACCTTTCTACCATACTTTTAAGAAGATGTACATAAAAAAATGCAGCTTTGGCTGCATTAATTTATAGTGTATTATTTATGTCACTAGGCAGCAGTGGCGTATGCCACTGCTTTCTCTGCCGCAGTTACTTTTTTGGCTTGATTGTAACCAAACCACTGATTATGAAGACGATTCTCTGAGTTCCGTCCTTGCAGGTGATCAGTGTAGTAAGTCACACTGTTGAATGCCTGCCACCATGTACCAGCGGCAAACTGAGCACCTGGCTGAACCTCAAGAGCGTCGTAACACATCTTCGCAGCCTTTGACATATCGTCATAGCTTACAACCGGAGTTTTTTCTTCTTTACGAGATGTAGTTGGAAACACATCGTTGTAATATTGGATAAGAGACTCTGCGGTAATTTTACGAGAACCTAAGAACTGAGCCATCTCTTTGTACTTAGCAAACTTTTCAGAAGCAATACCAAGAGTTTCTTTCACTGTATCAGCATCAAATGCTGTACGATGTCCAACTTTAACAGAACGCTTTGCATCCTGCTGAAGAGAGAAAGTCAATGTGTTATTACATACAACACGAATTGGAGTAAACCGTACGTCTACTGCTTTTCCATACTGATGCGGATTTGAGAAGAGAAGGAAAGACTCAATAGTATCTTCACCAAACACATCAAAAGACTCTTTGACTTTTGCCAAAGCCCACACATTACGACCTTCTTTCAAAGATCCTGCAGTGTGCATTTCCATATCACCAGCAGCAACAAACTCTGAGAAGAAAGTAAATGCTTCTTCGTTTTGTACTGGCTTCCAATCTTTACCTGTGACGTCAAGCAAAGTATTATCTGATGTACGAACAAGAGCAACCTTGTCATTGATTTCGAGACCAGATTCGGTAACGATTTTTTGCTGTTCTACTTTCCAGTCGACTCCAGCTTTTTGCATCATTTGCAATGGTGTTAATTCATTGCTAACTTCTGTTCCAAGACCGTGCCATGGAAGTGCACCTGCGTAAGCCATTGTTTCTACTTCATGCGACATTATATAATTCCTTTTCTATTGGTTGCTGTAGCTGTTGATGAAATTTTCACCAGCCAATGTGACATATGCATAACCGTCTGATGGGTAAATGTTGCGAGAAATAAAACCAGCTTCGACAAGCTGCTCCATTTTAGCACAATATGTTGCATATGATTTAGAGAAACCAGAAAGATCTGTACCAAAGTTGCTAACGTGAATCGGCTTACGTACGCCATTTTTTGCTTCAGAAGCAACTGCGTTTTCAAGGATTTCACGCTGGATTTTTACGAGCTTTTTCATTTTGTTCTCTTTCATTCATTTGATAAGACTATTATAGCATATTACTTATCGGATGTAAACGTCATAGCGAGTAGCGTTTTCCCAAGGTGTATCATAAGCACCCTGAGACGGACGTGGACCACGAGGACGGATACGAAGTCTTTGTGTTTTTTGTTCACCATAAATGAAACTGTTGCGTTTAACAAGCATTTCTTTAAGATTTGCAATCGCAGGATCATCAAGAGATTTACAAGTAAAACGGTAGTTAGAAGAAAACCGGTTTTTATAAGTTACATAAGCCATGATATAGTTCCTTTTCATTTGATAAGACTATTATAGCATATTACTTATCGGATGTACACAGTTAATTTGCATTTTTTAAAACTTTTTTTCATTTTGTTAGCACTAACATTTTATAGATATCTACATCTTAAACAAAAGGTGTGACAAAATGTGCAGCCCATGGAAACGCAAAGAAGCTAATCGTTTGTTTTGGATGGTTAAAGGTCATCTTATTCCTAAAACCGAACCGGACGATATCGTTGAAGGTTACTATGAAAGCTATTTTAAAAGATTATGGAACAATGAATCGCAATGTTTAACCGAATATGAAACCGGATTCGAGCAAGCTTACCAATTAAGAGAAATAGAAATGCTTGATGAAGAGGTCTCACGCGTAGCAGTGCTAGGCGGGCACTTTGATTAAACCCGCCTAGAAACATCGTCGACGTAGTCAACGAAATGGTATTTAGGACCAAAGATGACTACGTCATCTTCACCAACTTCGGTGAATACTCGCTCATCGTAATGAAGGTGAATGTAGATAGGTCCACCGAAGATCCTACGAGCTCTCACGTATTCATCACCCCTGAATCCCACATAGTGTATTGTTCGTGTCATAATAATTCCTATAGATGTAATCCAACTTGTTTTTTTCTGGATGACGTCGTACCCACATGCCAGTATCAGGTTGGAAATGTTTTTTAAAGAAGTTGTCTAACTTACGATTGCCGGTCTTCTCAGCTGGATTAATCTTCTGAGATAGCTCATCGAACTCAGCATCAGACATTACAGGATCGTCTTTGTACTCGTAAGCGTAAGCTGCGACGGACAAGCGAATCCTATTTCTTATTTCTTCATTAACCATCATAACCTCAAAACTATTTTGATCAGCGCCCCTAGTATTTCCAATCTCTCCGCACGGCCTTATTGACGTTGCCGCTCTAGTTTGATTAAAACTAGTAAAATGCTTTCAGGCCCGGTCCCCTCTACATGGACGCTGATCAAAATAGTTTTCGTGGGAGAGGCTTTCTGCAGTGCCCCTCCCCTTATTTGCATTTAACGTATGCAACAACCGACTGGGTTTTCGGTACCAGTGACTGACCGACCTAGACGCCCCGTACGGGATTAAAACGACTAGGGTTTTCTGGTACTCCCCACAGGACTCGAACCTGTAACCAAAGCGTTATGAGCGCTCTGCTCTAACCAATTGAGCTAGAGGAGTGTGTTGGCGGTCCCTATAGGATTCGAACCTATGACCTGCCGCTTAGAAGGCGGCTGCTCTATCCAGCTGAGCTAAGGAACCAAACTATTAATCCTCTTGCCAATCCCAAAAAGGATCATAAACTTCCATTCCCGTAAAACCCTCTTGAGTCCAACCACGAGCCTTAGCGTGGGCGCTAACGATATCTTTATACTCGGCGGTTATCATCCCATTTGATATAGCCCAAGCTTTCATCTCTTTCCGTACAGTCTCTTCCTGTACACCTTTAACATTCTCGGAATATAGGCGTTCTATTTCATCTACAGCCATTTCAAATCCACGTTCCATTATACTGTTTCTCCAAAAAAGTTATCGACTAAAACTTCAAAGCACTCATACAAATATTCTGAAGTGTACCACAGCGAAAGTTCTAAGTTTAGGTCAGCGTCAACAAAGTTCCAGTTAATACCACCCGACGAATTAATATTCTCAGGATTCGTAGTAGCTTTGTTAAAAGCTTCGATTACGTCATTCTTGATCATTGCACCGTTTGATAATAACATGGTTATCTCCTCATTTGATATATACACTATACACTATCTAAAAGGTAATGTACACAGTTAATTTCGCTTTTTGCGAAAATAGTTTTCGTTTAAAAGCAAAGGCTTATAATTTTTATGTTTAAAGATTATATAGGGTGGCACTTCGAATTAACAAGGCGCTGCCCGTTAGCATGCCCGGCATGTCCACGGACAACTCATTTCAATACAATGGTAAAAGATCCTAAGCTAGACATTGATATTAATGACTTAAAGGACTTCTTTCCTAAAGAAACAATTCCTGAAATTAAATATATTTTCTTTCAAGGCAGTTTAGGCGATCCGATCTATCATCCACAGTTCCATAACATAAGTGAACATTTTTTTGATGCGCAGAATTTAAATGTAACTACTAGCGGTATGCAAAGTTTGCCATTTTGGGAGCGTGTATTAGATACCTGGCCTAGTAATTCTCAGATTACATTAAGTATTGATGGTCTACAAGACACTAACCATTTGTACCGGGTTAATAGTAATTGGAATAAGATCCAACAACTGTTTGAGCTGATCGCAAAAAAGAAACGCAAGTGCGAAATAGAATGGAAATATATTGTATTTGAACACAACTACCATCAAGTTGAGCAAGCAAACGCGCTTGCAAAAAAGATTGGTATAAACGCTTTTAGAATACAACGTACAAGAGAATTAGATCCTAAGTTAAATATAAAAGAGTATGATAATCCAGAATGGTTCCAAAATATTAAAGTAGAGTATGAAGAAGCACTTAGTCCATTTTGTCATACGGGCGATATGCATTATATAGATGCATTTGGAGATTACTATCCTTGTTGTTGGTGGGCTGATCATGGGCCCAACACCCGATGGTCGCCGATTAACATTAAAGATAATAATACTGAAAATTTTAAGAAATATTTTGCAAATTTCACACTTGAAAATTTATCAGACTATGATACTTGTCCAAGTGTGTGCAAACTGTTTTGCAAGAAAATAAAAAATAACGATAAGGATATGATTACTCCTAATACTCAACTTAATAGAAGTATAATTAAATTTGATATATAGTACTAGAGTTAGTTAAAAGATGAAATAATTATTTGGTGAAATATGACAATTAGCGAAGAACGATTAGAAGAAATAATTTATTGGAACAGACTCCAGACAATGTCTGACTGGCAGGAGTTTCACGGATTTAACTCAGAGCTGATTAAAGAAGAGCTTAAGCCGTTTGAAAATGATTGGGTACGATATAATCCTAAGAAACCAAACAACCGCTGGGGCTTAAGCGTAACTAGTTTAGATGGTGGACTTAGTGGCATTCCAGATCTTACAAGTTTAAAAGACTGGGAACATCAAACTGGTGAGGTATTAACAAACCACGACATTGTAACTCCTACCCGCGTGTGGACCGAGAGTAAATATATATCTGAACTTCTCGAACCATGGAAACAATGGGTAACACGGTGCCACTTTCTGAGAATGGACCGCGGTAGCTTTTTCCCAGATCATCATGATATAAACAAATCAGACTTATCATATGATGAAGTAAGACTAACTGCGTTTATCGATTGTGATGAATATAATTTTAAATGGATTTACGACGATAAAATTGTAAAGTGTAATCCTGGTTCACTATGGTATTTTAATGCTAACAAACGCCATAGCGTTCATTCAACACAAGATGGAGTAATCATCTTAGTAATTTGTTTAGCGTTTGACAAGGATCTTTTTCTATATATGCAGGACGCTGGACTAGTTAGTTGATTTATGCGCTATTCGGCATTATTGCCGGAACAGTCTTTGGCATTATTCCAGGCGCCGGTCCTTTCCTAGCAATTGCCACACTTTATCCCATACTTGCCACATTTGATCCAATTGGGATTATGATATTTTATGTGGCTTTGCTTATTACATCAAACTATACAAACAGTGTAACTGCTATTCTCTATGGAATACCAGGAGATGCGGGAGCTGTAACTACTGCAAGATACGGCCATAAAATGTTTCTAGAAGGTAAAGGACATTATGCTGTAAGTAGTAATGCAATATCAAGTACGATAGGATCTATTTTTGCAATCGTGGTATTTCTAATATCACTTCCATTTATATTTCAGCTATTTAAATTCTACAACTCTACAATTCAATTAATTGTTATCAGCATTGCTATTGTATTCCTAACAATAATGACAAAGCAAGCCTATTGGAAAACTATAGTACTTTTTATTCTTGGTGGAATATTGGCCAAGATCGGATATGATAATCTAACAAAAGAAACATGGGGTACTTTTGGATTTACGTATCTAACTCTTGGAATACCTTTTAGTACAATCATGATTGGTCTCTATATTGTTCCTGAGTTACTTAAGTTTGCTGAGAAAGATTTTACTGGTAAAAATAAAATTACAAAGTTTGCGTACGATCTAAGTACTTGGAAAGCTACGGCCACCGGTAGTTTTGTAGGATTTTGGTGTGGCTTAGTTCCTGGAATTACAAATGTTTTAGGCAGCTATCTGAGCGCTAATTTTATGAAGAAGGACATAGATAAAATAGCTGCAGCAGAAGCTGCTAATAATAGTGGAGCATTGAGTTCTCTTCTTCCGCTTATTATTTTAGGAATACCGATTGTTGGAAGTGAAGTACTAATATATTATCTTGTAGTTACTCGTGGATTTACTTTTGATTTAGAAAACATTTACATGCTACAAGACGTACTATATTATATTCCAATCGTATTAGTAGCATGCCTAGTTTTATCATGGTTGTATTTTAATCAACTAGGATATATTGCGGATCTATATAAAAGATATAAGCGCTATTTTATTATTGGCATTTTTGTGTTCATCTCTGTTATGAGCATATACATATACCCAATAAAATTTTGGATAATAACATGTCTGATAGTCACAACTGGAATTGGATTTCTTATAAGAAAGTGGGAAACATTCCCAATTCTGTATGGATTCTTTTTAACTGATTTATTCTATAACAACCTATTACGAGTCATAGCGATATACACATGAATAATTTAATATTAGGATATAAACGAGGATATTATCGGTGCCTGGCTATTCAAACAGCGTTAGCTAAATTTCAGCAGAAGTCAACTATTATAACTGATGAAGATGATTTTGAAAAGATCGAAGGCAACTATGATCGAATATTTACAATGTCAGAAAGCTTACTGCCATTACAATACAAATTAGAACAGCAATTAGGAATTAATAACCTAACAAAAGAGTCAGTTGAAATACTTACTAATAAATTTAAAATGGATGAATACGCCAGATCTTTGGGGTTTACTATTACACCTCAAAGTGTATTGCCTGAAAATGCTGAAGATCTAAACGTATTTAGAGATAAACCCGTTTTCGTAAAACCTGTTGTTGGATCTGGCACAAAAGATCAGCATCATAACTTTCCATATACTGCGTTTAAAAATAAAGATGAATTGTTAAAGCATGTAAGTTTTAATACATGGATTGATAAAGACTTTAACAACACGCAAAACCAATTAATGGTTCAAGAACATTTACCAGATAACTCAGAGATATACGCGCTTTATGCTTATGCCAATTCTTCTGGAAGAGTCACGCCTCTCTATTGGTCAAAAGGCAGTATAATGGTAAAAAATAAGACTGAGATGCATTGGCAACCAAGAAATTACTCATTTGAAGGAATACCAACAAATGAAGTTCCAGAAAAAATAAAACATACCGTAATTCATTTCTATCAAAAATTAGTAGATGGACTTAAAATAAAAAATCTATTAATGGTTGCTGACTTTTATTATTTTGATGACACAGTTAAATTCATTGATTTGAATCCACGTATCGGCCAAGGCATGGTTATGTACGATGATTTGTGTGACAATGAATTTTTACCTAACGTCTTTGCAGAAATGCCTTTACCAGAATTTAAAAGACATTTGTGGAAAGAAACTAAGTTAAAACCCGGAACCATAAAAAGCGTTGGAGATTATAAATCTGTAGAGGGAGCGGGCCTTGCTTCAAATTTTCATTTACATGATAATGTTGTAATACCGGAAGAATACTTTTTATCAAGTCAGGATTTTCATTTTTCATTATTCGTATCTGGAAAAGAAAAAACCGATATGTACGAAACATATCGGTCTTCCCATAATCAATTACAAGCTTGTATAGAATATTATTGAGTATTTAGAGCTACCGCAGCTTTAACTTTATCAACAATCATATCTGCATTTGCGTCATTTACGACATAAGTCTCAGTTCCTTCAAATGCCGCTAGCCACTCATCAGTTGACATTAGTTCGGCTACAGCAGCACGTGCTTGCCATACAACAGACTCTGATGCATTAACAGCAAGAATCATATCAACAAACGCAAAGTCTAGATCGCCATTTGCGCTAAAGGCAAAACAATTTCCGTCTGCTTCAATTTTTCCCTGTCGTGTTTGAATTGTAAAAATAGTATCTGCATCATTAGCAAGATAACCACGAGTTGTTCCGCCTGAACCTTCATATGGAACAATCTCAAAATTTACGTTATTTGCTTCACCAAACTCATTAATAAATTTAGTTACAGCATCAACACCACCCCAAGTTGCGACCTTTACGGTCTGACCTGCCATATCATCAACCGAGTTGAATGTGCGACTGCACATTACTGTTTCATATGTTTGGAGAGCTACGATGGTTGAATCATCAATTACCACTGTTGGCATTTCTGAATCACCTGGCCATTCTGTACTCCACATCGTGAGCACATCGCCACCATCAAAGTAAGTAGACGCTACTACCGGATTTCCAGCTTGTACAAAATCATGATCGATTTTAGTACCAACCATATCTAGTACTGCTTTAAACCCGCCCGAATCAGATCCGGTATTAACAATTGTAGTAGCATTTGCGAGAGGAGCAGCCAAGGAAAAGGCTGCGGCTAGAATAACATTTTTCATTATCAGTCCTTATTTACGAAAAATTATAAAGTGTGGGGCTAACCTTGGCCCCACGCGCATCCGATAGTGGATGATACTTCTACTATATATTAGAAAGAAAAGCTAGCGCCAATTACGACATCGCCGCGAGTTTCTGTTTCTAAATTATAATCAGTTTCAACATATACTTCTGCATTATCGAAGATACCATAACCGACTTTAAAGTCAAGTGTTGGATTTGTATCCATGAATACAAACTCGTCGTTGTAAATCATGAGATCAGTTGAAAGCGTAAAGTCCATGCCGTAAAGACCATAACCCATTTCTGGAGTAAGTTCAACGGTCATGTTTTCAACATCGACATTATATTCAGCAGTTGTTGTGGCACCAAGTGAGATACCTGTAGCACCAAGCTCGGCGGCTTGAATAGTTGTTGCTGAGGCCAGCAACGCAGCAGCAGTAATAGCAGCAAATTTCATTAGTTTATTTCCCTTATAAGAAAGTTATTTTCGATTCCAGATTTCGTATAGAACCCAAACAGCAAGTAAACCTACAAGGCCTTGTGATCCCAATGCGGCTATCATAGCACTTACATTAGCCACAACGCTTACAGCAGGAATGAATGGAAGTGTTCCCACACCCAATACTTCAAGTACAATCATGAGAGCGGCGATACTAATACCGACTTCTGCTAATCCAGCAGCCCATGTTTTTACTTTGTTTAGAATGTCCATAGTTGTCCCCTTAAGAAGTTAAAACGCCACACTTCTGTTACTAGGCAGTGGCCGCCCTCTTAATTATGCAGCTAGTGCGTAACCAGATGGTGCAAAGTTATTGTTTGCATTTGTAGTGATTGACCTATTTCGCAGTCAGCCGGTAAACTCCACGTCACTTTCACACCTGTCGATCCTATTTCGACCCCATCAAAGATACACTAGCGAGAACAAAGGGAGGATCCTAAGACTGTCCCAGAGACCTATTACTCTCAAAAGACGCTAATGTATCTATGGTGGAGTCGCCGGGTACCGCCCCCGGGTCCAGTATGTGTCTACGTTGCTTCAACGTTTACAAGATTATTTATGACGTATTCGGCGTAATCTCTAACTATACGTGGGCTGTGTGATATTATTATCACTCTTCCGTCTTCGCCATAAGCTGTGTATTTATTCTTCCTCTTGACTATCGTGTACATGTAATTGTAATAGCGCGTAATGAATGACTTTTAGAAGATCCTTACGCGCATCCTCTCTAGTACCTTTTTTGCCATAACGATTTGCATACTTGTCAACATTACCCATACAGAAGCCAGTTCCGTGACCTCTAGCAATAATAACCTCAGTTGATTGAAACTTATTTGTAGCATAGTGACCTTTATACGTTGAGTCAATATATTCCCTTAGTTCTTGTATATATCCATCTTCGCCAAATTTATAGTCGATTAGATCAAGTTCTGGGAAATCAAATGTAGTATCGCCTAGAGTTATAGTTAAGTTGTCTGTTGTCATGATTGAATCCTTCATTTATTTTTCCCAATAGAAGATATGTGCTCCGATACGAGCAATACGGTTAAGTTTCTTTGACCAGAATGGTTTAGCATAAGTGGCATGATAATGTGTTGCACCTTCAGTGATTCCACGAAATTCTCCATGAATATACATGTCCCGAGCAAACTTACGTGATTTTTCCCATTCTTCATCATCGTGTGGAGTATCTGATTTACCATCACAATACCAGCTAAATTGGCAATAGCGATTACCCTTTTTATATCCTTGATGAACTACCTCGCATGGTGTGTTTGGATAGCGCGTGGTTTCTACACGATTTAAAACAACATCAGTAACTGCCATTGCATCGGCTAAGCTACGAGCATGTGTCTCGTAATAAACATTAAGAGCTAAGCATTCTAATTGTTTTTCCTGTTCTACCTTTTCTGCTGCGTCTACTCCAATAGCCATAACGCTTGTTGCAACTATGGTGTTAATCATTACTGATGCGATTAACTTTTTCATGGTACTGCCTCATTTTTTTATATATGAGTATACCTTAACATGTTTTAAAAGCAATGTACACAGTTAATTTGCATAAAATGGAAATATTTTTGTAATTACTTTAGCAATTTCTTTTGCCAACTCCATATGTTCAAGCTGTGTTCCATTTGCCGTGCGAAGTTCGATATAATGAATCCAGCTACGAAGCGTACCATTTACATATAGCCGACTCGGAGTATTACCTTCTGGCAAGATTACTCGAGCTTGTTCTTTCGCGATCCCATTATCAATGGCCCACTTATACGATTTCATAGCCTGTTGCCAAATATCACGCTGATGAACTTCCCAAGCCAAATGCAGTTGAACATCATCAGTGATCTTACTGTTTTGACGGTTCTTTTCATCCTGCAAACGGGCTTTACGAATTACAATAGAATTAGTAAGATCGCGAATATCAGCATAACGCTGACTAAACTCCTGAAAGGAAAATGACCTGTGTCTGAGGAACTGTCTCGCAATGTCTCTCGTCGTTTCGACTTCGAGCGTGGCTGAGCACATTTCGAATGGCGACCAGTGTTTGTGCTTGATGAGGTAGTCGAGGAGTTTTCCCGATGTCTCTGAGTTGATTTGGTTGGATGGGTTGGAGACACGGGCGCAATACGCGACGATGTCTTGTAGATCGTCGAGACCGACGATATCTTCTGGTGGTTGAGTGTAACCAATTAATCTTACCTTCATTGCTCTAGCCTTTTTGCTACAAAATCCATAACGATTATATTTCTTTCTACTGATGTAGGATAAATTCCATGAAACAAATTACCTGACATTATGAGTACCTTTCCAGCTGAAGGTTCTACTTCAATTTTTTTCATAGTACCGTCTTTTTCCGGGAAAATGCTATAAAGATATCCATCTTGTGTTGCTAAACCTGGATTATTAAAATATGTAACAACAGAAATCATAGTATATGTTTCACCATCTACATCTAGATCCTCAGCGGTTTGATGGTTATGCGCCCCTTGCCAACCTCCAGGCTGATATTGTATTTTCCATCTAGATCCTAGCAATACTGGCCTGTTTGGAGCTTCTCTTTGAAATGGATTATCATCTAACATAAACGGATAATTATGTTCTTTAAGTTTGCTGTTTACATAACTAGTTAAAAAATCTTCTAAGTCTCTGGCTTCATTTTTCTGAAAATACGTTTGAGCCCCTTTATGCGTGTTTGTTTCACCAGCTGTCACCTTTACGTTATTTTCTGAGTCGTAGAAATGATGTTTAAAATTTTTGATAATATAAGCTGCTTTATCATCGCTTGTTAACAGCCAAAATTTATCATCCCAGCTTTGATAGGTTGCATCTCTCATAGTTTAAAATCCTCAAATCGTTTATTCATTTCTGCCCGGTCAAAGACCGGAGTATCATCGCTAAGAGTTTGACTAGATTCATCAACGTCATATAATCTCATCTTAGATCTGTCGACACCTACCACAAATTTCTTTTTGTAAGTTGGATCATTATATCTATTCTTTAATTGCTTGACCATAATCTTGCCTTCTTTTTCAAGCTCTTCGGAAGATATAAGCGCAAACATAAAGTCGGCGGTTGCGGGTAATCCAAAAGACTCGGACGTATCTTCAAGCCCAATATCTGAGTTAGAAAAACCGCTACGAGTCGTTTGCGTTGCAGAGACGACCGGTACGTCGAACTCGACCGCAAGACCACGTAGTTCTTCAGCAATTGCTTTAATGTATGTGTAGGAATTGATTGATCCTCCCATTGCTTTCATACGCGAAGATGCACAGATATTAAGATAATCAATAAAGATAATATCTGGCACAAATTTCTTTTTTAGTTTTAGTTCATTAAGTAATGCACGAAAGTGACCAGAGTGTGCCGAACCAGTAGGATATTCTTTTACAATTAATCGGCCATTTGTTTGTTTAGCAAGTTGAGATACTTTCTGCGAGAACATATCTCTTGAAAGTTTATCTAGTTGATCGATTGGAATATTAAGAAGATTGGCATCGATACGTTCTGCAATGCGTTCTTCTGCCATTTCCATTGTAATGTATAACACATTCTTTTGATCTGTAAGACAAGCTGCTGCTTGATGACACATGAATAACGACTTACCGACGCCAGTACCAGCTAAACAGATATTTAAAGTCTTGTTTGGCAGTCCGCCTTTAGTAATTTTGTTAAAATACTCTAGATCAAACTGTACGCGCTCTTCTTCTCTATGGTAGAACTCATATCGATCATTGAAGTTACCAAGATAGTCATGTCCGATATTTGCATCAAAGTTAACTGCCAGAGCATCAGAGAGGATCTCTGGTAGTGCATTCTTTGAAAGGCTTTGATGTTTACCATCTATAATACTGATAGATTCCATTACGGCATTATGTAATGCTCTGTCCTGACACCACTTCTCAGTCTTGTCAATCAGCCATTCATCATCAATTTTTTCTGTCTTAAATATCTCAGGAAGTATTTCTACAGCGTGTCGATATTGTTCGTCATTAAAATTGTCAGCATCATCTAATTCAATTTTAAAAGATTCTTGTGTTGGTAGTTTATTGTATTTCTGGACGTATAGTCCGACTTGCTTAAACAGCTGGCGATAAACGCCTTCAAAATATTCATTCTTTATAAAGGGCAAAACCTTCCGCATAAATTTATCATCCACCAGAAGGTTTCGCAATATAGTCTGTTCAATGTTTGTCATTACGTCTCGCCGAATTCCATAAGTTATATTCATCTGCAAAAGTTATTTTAAACTTTTCAATTAGTTCATTTGAAATAATAGGTTTTTCTGAAAAATTATTTACATTCGAATAATCTAAATTAATATTAAATCCCAATCTATCTTCTAAAAAATTAATAGCAAGAGGAAGTTGCTCATATTGAAAAATATGATCTATTGGCGGATCATCTTCTTCTGGTAATAAAAAATGCGTTTGTCTATCTTCAAAGCTTTCAATAAAGTTTTCAAACGTAGTATTTCTTGCTTTATATTCGTCCCAATCTTGGTGATCATCTTGAAGCATTCTCCACCAACTAATAGTCCAATCAAGAGGTTCTCTTATTAAAGAAAATGTTTCAAAGGAACCTATGTAAGATCTAAATTTTTCATTGTATTCTTTACAGTCAACATGTTTTTGACCAAAAAATGCTTTTTCTAATTTTACATGGTTATCAAAACCATTGTAAAAAAATGATGGATCTTCCCAAATAGTTTTTTGTTTTGCTGATGCAAAATCATATCTTAATCTTAAATTTGCACATAGATTATTGTCTTGTAAAAAGTCTACTAAGCTTGTAGTAGCTGTTTTAGTATTTTCTAAAATTACTAGTTTTTGTTTTACAAATATAATCAATTAAAGCATACCACTTTCTCTCATATTTTTACGGATATTAGTAGCACTAATCTTATGAATCTCTTCTCCGAGATCGTGCTCAGTAAAAGTATACCCGACACCACGACCATAACTAATGTCAACGATGTTTGGTACCTCCATTATAACATACTCATTGTTGATTGTAAATCCCTCATTTTGCAAATTAAGAATAATTTGCGCAGATACAAAATTAAAATCAAATGGGTTATCATCTTGCTTTGCGGTACGACCACCACCAGCATCTGGACCAATAATTCCACCAACATCACGAACCATAATAGCAACTTGGCCAGTTTGTTCTAATGCTTTCTTGAATAGAGTTGTATGGCCTTTATGCCATGGTTGCCATCGTCCCAGCATTTGAGCTGTAGGTTTTTTCCAATCAAATGCCATGAGATTTCTTAAGCTCCTCTGCAAAAAGTCGTATTTCATCGTCAGACTTAAATCCGCTCATGACGTATGTAGCATCATCTGGGTTTTCAAACATTTTATTTGTGTCTTCAAATCTACCCTCTTCTATTGTGTTCATCCATATCATGATTTCATGACTAAACAATTTTCTAGTTTCATTAGTAGGACATACAAAATCACATATCACAGTTCTGCCACGAGTACCTTCAAACATAGCAATGCTATTCATTCGTTCGGCCTGCCTTCTTCGGCCAGCATCTGAGAAGTCCCAATCATTAGCCATTTTACGAATAGCGTCGGCGTTAAACCAAGCGCAATCATCTAGCCAGTGTTGTAGTCGCAATGCTAAATGCGTCTTGCCAGAACCAGGCAAACCCATAATTAATATTCTCATTACTTCCTCTCATTCATTATTAATTCATCTTTGCTTATCGCCATTTCAATTACATCGTGGAGTACTAAACCACATATCTGCTGAAACATAGGATTATCTGGCGTTAGTGTGTCATCCGGAGAATCAATAATTTCGAAATTAAAGTTGATTGCCTCTTCTGGACCATTGATACTAATAGCTCCAAACTGTACAACAGTCTCAACATACGGTCCTGTTAAAAACCTGATGTTCCATGCCTGCTCTGATTCAGGAGAAGGAATCAACTCGTAGTCGACTCCTTCTGAAAGTTTATCGATATTAATCATTTACAATTGCATCCATTGATACTTCTTCTTTGTATCCTATTGAATATTGCTTTTTAACAAACTCTTTAAAGTCTGTATTATCAAACATAGGCTGCCAGAATGCTTCTAACAATGTGTCTTTTTCACGGACCTTTCTCTCATCAACTTCTCCAGTAGTTTGATCTACGTGAGAGTACCAGCCGTTTGAAGGCTTAGTAACATATCCACCTGCAAGAGCAACATCAAGTAAGCCAGAGTATTTTTCTACGCCGCCATCCCATGAAACTGTAATAGGTATTTTAGATTTCTCTTTAACAAACCGCGATTTCTCTACGTTAATAACAAAATCATAGCCTGAGATCTCTGTGCCCTTTTTATTCTGACGGCGGCCTAAGATCCAGATGTTATTGGCAGAGTAATAAATGCCCGTGCCGCCTGAGACGATTGCCTTAGGGAACAAACCAATTTCTTGGTATGTGTGGTTAATAGCAAGCATACAGATATTTTTCATAGCAAGGTAAGGTGTTGCCATACGGAACAAACCTTTAAGTGCTTTAGCACGAGACATATCTGCAACAGACTTTTCGTTTATCGTATCTTCCATCTCTTTCTTAGATGCAAGGTTGCCGATCGAATCGATTACAATAATTACTTCGTCTTTCTTATCAAGTTCTTCAAGCTGTGCAATAAGATCAAACTTAAGTTCTTCGACATTTGTAATAGGCGTGTGAAGCACGCGTGCCGGATCCACATCAAACTGTTCAAAATACGACTGCGGCGAGCCAAACTCTGAATCGTAAAACAACATAACTGCATTTGGATTTTTTTCCATATACGCACCGGCCATGAGCAGGGCGAACGATGTTTTAAAGTGTTTCGA